GGCACCGGTCCACATCAGGGACTCGAGGCTCTTTCCGGCTTGCTCGGCAGTAGCGGCGAGGAGGAACTGCGCGAAGTCGGGCGGAATCTGTCCATCGCGGCGCATACGACCGGCGGCGGCCATGAACGTCGGGAAGATGGTACCGCGGCAGATAGCCTCGTTGACCATCAAGTCGTTCAGGGTGACGACCTGCTCGGCGAGCGTCATGGACGCACCATCGGCGAAGTCACAGGCGGCACCTTGCAGGAGGCCTCCGTCGTAGTTGAGGGCGTTAATTACGGCCTTGTGAACCACACCTTCGATGAGGCGGGCGCGGCCCTTGTTGATGGTTTCTGCGCCGAGGATGGCGGCGGTCACATACGGCAATGCCAGCTCACCGGCGTAGGTGTTCGGGCTGACCGTGATGTCGAAGTCGTACTTCTTGGACTTAACGGGAATCATTAGAATTGATTGATGATGTTGAGAGCTTGATCGAGTCCGGTTCCGCGGGATTCAGATTTCGGAACGGGGTTGAATTTCGGGACAACGCGGTCGGGCTGGCTGGCGGGTGCCGACTCCAGCTTCTCGAGGCGCGAGTTGATGGCTTCCAGGGCCACGGCCATCTCGTGGGTGAGGTCGGTGAAGTGGGCGGACATCTCCTCCTTCTTCTTCTCTTCCTCCATCTCCTCCTCCTTCTCCTCTTCGGCGACCTCCTCAGCGGGGGCCATCGCCTCCTTCACCACCTCGACAATCTCGGCGGCTACCTCGGGGGAGATTTGGAACTTGTCGACGAGGGCGGCCTTGACTGCTGCCATCTCGTCCTTCTCTTCTTCGTGCTCGGCGGCCTCGGTCTTCTCCTCCTCCTCTTCCATCATCTCGACCACTTGGGAGTCCTCATTCACGGTCACCTGCCCACCGTCGGACAGCTCGTACGATCCGGCCTCAAGGGGGGCGGCTTCGCCATCCTCGCTCAGGACGCGGACGGGAGCCCCAGCGGAGAACGCTTCGGCTTCGGTGGCAATGACCCGACCATCGTTCAGGCGGGCTTCGGCATAGAGGTCTTGACGCTCTGCCTCGACGACGGAACGGACGGCCTCCTTGAGTTTCTCAATTACTGACATAGGTCGGGTTTTCATGGGCGGATATAATGGACTTTCATTCGTTTGCAAGTAGGGGCAGGAGCTCCTCGTGGGTCTCGCATGGCATGAACATCTTCACGCCGTTGATGACGTGCTCATGGTGGCCCTCACAACCTAGGGCCTCGGCCATGAGTCGGGCCTCGAGCGGGGTTCCGAAGAGGGGCTTGCCGTCCAAAAAGGCAATTGGTTCCAGTACGTCACGCACTGCGGCGGCAATGGTCTCGATGGTCACGTCTTCCATCTTAACCAACTTGTCAATGAAGTACCCCTCGATGGAGAACCCCCGGTATTTCTTATCCTTGACGTCGGCCCATACGTCCTCATTGTGGACGCGGACGCTCACCATCCACGTCCCGGTTGGGACATCGAAGCCATATACGGCCGCCTTGTCGCGGTCCTTGTCGGCCACAATCCAGCTCTCGAAGATGGACAGCCCGTCCACCTTGGCCTGGTGCTCGACGGTATAGTCCGAGTTCCGCTTCTGCCTCATGAAAAGCTCGGCGGCCTGCTGCACCGTCTCCTTCGAAAAGTAGACCTCGAACTCCTCGCCCTTGGCATCGTCCCACCGCGGGATCATCTTCTCAGGGATGAGGGCCGGACCGATGAGCAGCTTCTTGTCCTCGTCGACTTTGGCGAGGGTGAGCTTTGCGTCCCGGTTGAAGAAGACGAAGTTCTCCTCGATGGCCGGGAACTTCACGAGGCTGATGGCCTCAACCCCGAATTCGTCCTGCTCCTCGTCAATCAATAGCTCGACCGTTCTCATAGTGTCGTCTGAATTTGAAGCTCGCGGTTCAACGCTTGCTTGTTTGAAATCTCGTTCTCTACTACATATGCCCGGACGGGTTCCGGTGTGGGGGTCTGCTGGGTCGGGATGAGGGAGCCGACATCGACACCGACGGATTGAACGCCCCCTCCAAGACCTCCGGCCCCGCCACCGGTTGCACCTCCCGCGGATCCTCCTCCGGTGAATTGTTGGCTCTTAATTGCGGCCACCTTTGCCAGTCCTGCGGCTACGGCGATACCGGCGGCAATCTGCGCACGGATAGGAGCATCGGGGGACGGGATGGCAAGCTGGGAGGCGTAGGCCTTTTGCGCCGCCGCGTAGGTGCTGATAAGCGTCTCGGCAATATTGAGAGCCTGGTTCCTTTTAAAGGCTTTCTTCTGTCCTTCCTCCGTGTCTTTCTCAAAGGCCGAAGTCAGGTTGCGCAGGATTGAGAACGTCCCCGCCGTCGCTGCCTGCTTCAACTCGGCCACGGCATTCTCATACGCTTGCTGTTGCTCGAATGCTTGGCGGTTCTCCTCTTCAATCTGTTGCAATCGCAACTCGGCGGCCTGTCGTTCTTCTTCGGTTCGAGCTTCGCGGGCTGCGCGTTCGGCTTCTTCGCGGGCCTTTTGCGCTTCGGCAGCTTTGGCCGCATCCTCAGCCCGGAATCGTTCGCGCATGGTTGCCAGCTCCTCTTCCCGTTGGGCCTCAATCTGTGCGATGAGGTCGGCGTTCTCTCCGGCCTTGTCAAGTTGGGCGTTGTAGAAATCCTCGAGGGCGAGTATCTCCTTGGTGCGGGCGTCGAGGCTTTCGCGGCTGCGCTTATCCAGCTCGTCGACGACGCTCTGCTCGGCCTTGATGATGGCGGCGGCGGCATCGGCTGCGGCCTTGGCTTCGGCTTCCCGTGATTTTATGCGGGCGGCCTCCTGCGCTTTCCTCTCCGCCGTGGCTTCCCGCTCCACGCTCTGCACCTCCTCTTGGAGTCGGCGTTGCGTCATGAAGGATTGGGTGCGGATATTGATGAGGTTCGCCTCGAGGTCGGCAAGGCGTTGCAAATCCTCGTCGGACGTGTCGCTCATCTTGGCGCGCTCCTGTGCGATGCGTAGCTCCTCGGCGGCGGCCTCCTCTCGTTGCTTTACGAGGTCCAGCTCGATGTCCATCGCCCGCTTTGCGGCCTCGATTCTTTCGTTAGTATCCTTGGTCCGGTCTCGGGCGAGGAGGCGCAGACGGGCTATCTCTTGCCGCCCTTGGGCGTCGGCTATGGTCAACTCCCGGCGCGTATCGAGGAGGGCCTGTTCTGCCTTCTGGAGTTCCATCGTCGCGCGGACGGCGTCGGTCATCGATCCCGGCAACTTGTCCACCTCGGCGCGGTACGCTTTCGCGGCCTCTGTCGGGCCTTTACTGAACAGGTCGACAATGAATCCCCCAGCCGCTTGGAAGTGTGCCGTGACGCGCTCCACGACGGCCCCCAATCCGGCCATAATGACCTGAAGCTGTCGAGCCCCGCGGCGGGTGCTGGTGAAGGCGGTGACCAAAGCCGTGACCCCAACGACCAGGGCACCGATGCCCGTGGCGATGATTGCGGCCCGCGTCATCTTCAGGCCAGTGATGAAGGTCTTGACCCCTGCGGCGGCATTCTTGAAGCCTGAAATGGCCCCGCCCGTGATCTTGTCGAGGACGGTCAACTGCGAGGACGACTGCCCCGCGTCCTTGAGTGAGTCAGAAAGCCCGTCGACCTGCGTCTTCGCTTGGTCTACTCCCGTGACCTTTACCTTGATTTCGTAGTCCTGCGCCATTGCGTACTCCGAGCAGGACTTTCCGCCACCATGTAGACGAACCCCACTCATAGTATCCATATAAAAGGAGCGAGTCGGGGTTGCCGCGGAGCTCGTACTCCGATGCCACATCCAAGACGCGGGGGATGGCCCTACCTATCCCGTCGAGGTACTTCTTCATGGTCTGAAATATGGGACAAAAAAAAGACCCCCTTGCGGAGGTCTGTCTGTCTGTCTGTAGTTCTGCTTATGCTTTCGCAGCCATAGCCTTCAGAGTGCGGATGTAAGCGAGCTCCTCGTTTGCGCCGAAGCAGTACTTCTTAGCGAGCGCGTTGAACTCTTCCTTCTTTGCGGGGTCGGTTGCTGCGTTGCGGCGCTCGAGGTAGGCGGTCACTTGGCGGTTGTATGCCTTGACGTTTGCTTGTGCTGCTGCGATTTTGTCTGCGATGGTCATGGTTGCGTTGTTTTGTGCGTTGTTCATGTCCCAAATATAGGCACATTTATTCATCCACCAAACAAATACGCAACTTTTTTTTCTATTCCTGCAAAAGGACGCGGTTATTGATGCCGGCCAACCTCGCCCCGGCCTCGGTGAGGATGGCGTTCTCGAACTCGGCCTCATTGGTGGCGTACATGCGAATCATCTCAACGGAAAGGGTCCAGTTGATTATCTGGTTCGCCTCTCCGGTGACGTTGAAAGCGAGCACGTCATTCGTGAGGGTAGCCTGAAGGCGTCGCGTCCCCGGCGATCCGCTCACAATATCCTCTCCGGCAGTTTCGGAGATGGAGACCGTCCCGGCCCTGCCGTTGGCGAGGAATCGCCACGTCTCGAACTTGGATGTAAACGCCACGCCCGCCGTGCCGCCCACCGTAGTCGACACCACGCGAACCACACCCACCCCGAGCGTATCGGGGCCGATGATGATGGGAGCCCCAAACGGGGCCACGGGGTAAGTGACGCCAGCCCCGGTAGTCTCGCCCGTGAGGATGACCTCGTCGTAGACTGTCGTCGTCCCCGAGTCGGGGTCGGTCGTGTTGGTGTTGGTTCCGACAGGAGACACCGGGCCGGGATCGCCGCCGTTGGTATTGGGGAAGGGGTCCTGAGGGTCCGTCGGCGGGTAGGGCGGAACGGGGTTGCCGTCGTCGGTGCCTGGGGTACCCCACCGGCAGACGTTATTGGTCGCGTCGTAGTAGTACCCGAACGCCTCACAGCACGCCTGCCCGGGGTCCGTGGTGGTGGTCCCGTCGGCATCGGTAAAGGTCACCGTCCCGTTGGCATTCGATTGGGTCGGTACGGAGGTACACCCC